ATGGTACAGGAGATCGCACAATGACCAGTATAATAAAAGTCGATACTCTACAGAAAGCCAATGGTGCTACACCAACGGCGGCTGACTTAGGGATTAATACAACGGGTACTGTTATACAGTTTGAACACGCAATAAGTTTTCAAACAGTTGTTATTAATAATATAAATTATAATTCTGGTAATTGGGTAGATGTACCTGTTTCAGTAACTATTACTCCAAAAAATACTAATTCTAAAATGTATATCTCATTAGCATTGAATGGAGGTAACATAACCGCAGGGCTAGGTATTGATCTTCAGTTACTTAGAAATACTACTCAGATTTCTCATAGAACTAACTGGAATCATAGAGCTGATGGTAGTGTATCTAACAACAATAATGAAACGCATGCTGCCACGCATCTGGATACCCCTAATACAACATCACCTATAACTTACAAATTTAGAATTACCTTTAGAGGTTCTAACACCGGTAATTTTACAATAAATAATGCTGCTGGCAGTACAAGTGGAGCTGATGCTGGTGGCACATCAATTACAGTAATGGAAATCGCAGGATAAAATAAGGAAAATAAAATGACAACAATATCAACAGCATTATCGGAGTTGGGTGTTACAGAGTGGGTACTCCGTGGCGAACCAACAACAGAAGCCGAGTTTACAACCATGTTCGCCAAAGTAACTGGCGCAGATGCAAATGGTTCAGCTATTGAAAGCCAATCTCCATCTGATTGGGGAACAACTTGGTCGGCAGTATCAGCTAAGAAAGATGAACTTATTGCGGCTGAACCTATGAAGCTACTCAGAGCAGAACGTGATCGTTTGATTGCCGCTACTGATTGGTGGGCAGGCTCTGATCGTACAATGACTTCTGCACAGACTGCATACAGACAAGCACTACGTGACATTACATCAAGTGCAACTTCACTAGATGATGTGACGTGGCCTACAAAACCATAAGGAGTAGTAACTTATGACTAAAGCAAGAGACTTAGCCAACTTAGGCAACAAGACTAGCTTAGATGAGATCAATGATGCTTATGATGCAGGGGCTTTGTCGAACAGAAATATCTTACATAACTCAGAGTTTCGTGTTAATCAAAGAGGCATAACTAGCCTTACTGGTATAACTGCAGGCGTTTCTACATTCCTAGCAGATCGCTGGATAACATATGTTCATGGATCTGATTGGAATGCCAGTATTCAAGAAGTAACTTTACCTGATGGTACAATAACAAATAGTTTAAAAACAGTTGCAACCGCTAATGCGACAAATGGGTTTTTTCACCCATTCCAGAAAGTAGAGGCGTATGGAAAAGACTACTTACAGGGTAAAAAAGTGGTACTATCCGCATGGGTTCGTACAAACGTAGCAGGTCAAAGTATGCGTATATGTGACACTGTAAATTGTTACTTTATTGGTAGCGAAATCCCTTCGGATGGTGATTGGCATAAAATTTATGCTGTTTATACCTTTCCTACTAATATGAACACGTCAGCAGGAGGTGTCATACAGTTTCAACCAATATTTACTCCTGTTAATTTGGCAGCAAATGATTATTGCGAGTTTGCTCTTCCTCAGATGGAATTAGGAAGTGAACCTACTCCCTTCGAGCATAGGTCATACGGAGAAGAACTGGCGAAGTGTCAGAGGTATTATTTCCGACTGCAAGAAAGCGGGTTTGCTTATGTAACTATGGGATTGAGTAGGACAGGTACTGCAGCACTAGGATTTATGATAGATTTCCCTTCTACAATGAGAGCTAAACCAAGTCTTAGCATAAATAATATAGACCTTGAACCCCCTCCAGGTGGTAGTTTTCCTGTTAGTAACTCAATCTCAAATTACTCAACAACCCAGAATACAGGAATAATATTTCATAGAACTACAGGTACTTGGGGCGTATATCAGCCTGTTTTTATGCTATTACGAGACAGTTCCTCTTATATCATAGCGGATGCGGAGTTATAACTATGGAAAATAATATGGTAATTACAGATGCACAATACCAAGAACACCCAGAGAGAGGTGTTATAAGCGTTCAAGCAACAATAGACGGACAAGAGATGTCAGTCCCACTAGACCCAGCCAACAGGCATTACGCAGAGATACTCAAGCAAGTCGAAGCTGGTACTCTGACTATTGCGGATGCATAGTCCCCTATTAAAAGGAGAGGGTATCCCCTCCCTTAAACACTATTAATAAGTTATACCTAAGGCAACACAGGTATAACTTATATTATCTAAGGAGAACACAGATGATAACAGACTACCAAACATTTATACACCTTTCTCGTTATTCTAGATGGTTAGAAACAGAGAACCGCAGAGAAAACTGGGAAGAAACAGTAACTCGTTATATGTCAACATGGAAAGACATGATTGATGATGAGACTTACAAGAAGTTATTTAAATACATTTCAAGCTTAGGTGTTATGCCTTCTATGAGAGCTATGTGGGCTAGTGGTCCTGCTCTAGAACGTAATAACATTACTGGCTATAACTGTTCATATCTTAAGATAGATACACCTCGTGCATTTGATGAGGCAATGTATATACTTATGTGTGGTACAGGCGTAGGTTTCTCAGTAGAAGCTATTGATGTAAATAAATTACCATATATTAACGATCACTTTGAAGTATCAGAGAGATTAATTAGAGTAGAAGATTCTAAAGAAGGTTGGGCTAAAGCTATACGTAAGCATATAGCAGACTTATACTTAGGTAGAATACATTACTTTGATTACTCAGATGTAAGACCTGCAGGCGCTAAACTAAAGACAATGGGTGGCAGAGCTTCAGGTCCAGAGCCGTTAAAAGAACTTATAGATTTTACAACCGCTTTATTTAAGAGAGCTGGTGGACGTAAACTAACCCCATTAGAATGTCACGATCTTATGTGTAAGATAGGTGAGATTGTAGTAGTAGGTGGTGTACGTAGGTCTGCCATGATATCCTTAAGTGATTTAGGTGACCACACTATGCAGGGCGCTAAGTCAGGTGCATGGTGGGAAAACAATGCTCAACGGGCATTAGCTAACAACTCAGCAGTATACTTACAAAAGCCAGATGGCTTAACATTTATGAAAGAGTGGACTGCTCTTATTGAATCTAATTCAGGTGAACGAGGAATATACTCTCGTTATGGTGCTCAAGCAACTGCTCCTGAACGTAGAGATTCTGATAAAATTCATGGGACTAACCCTTGTGCAGAGATAGCACTTAGGTCTAATCAGTTCTGTAACTTAACAGAAGTAGTACTTCGTAGTGAAGATACTCTTAAAACAATTAAAGAAAAAGTAGAGTGTGCAACGATTCTAGGCACATTACAATCTACATTAACTAACTTCCCTTATTTACGTAAAGTATGGAATTCAAATACAGAAGAAGAACGTCTACTAGGTGTATCTTTAACAGGTGTATGTGACTGTCCAGTACTATTTAATGCTAAAGAAAAAGATATACAGGAACTACGTGATTACGCTATTAAAGTAAACGTAGAGTGGGCTAAACGCCTTAACATACCTGCATCTACTTCTATAACAACGATTAAGCCTTCGGGTACTGTTAGTCAACTTGTAAACAGTTCATCAGGAATACATGGTCGCTTTGCACCATACTATATCCGTACTGTACGAGGAGACAATAAGGACCCATTGACTGACTTTATGAAGCAGACAGGTGTGCCGAGTGAACCCTGTGCAATGAAGCCTGACAGTACTACTGTGTTTTCTTTTCCTATCGAAAGCCCTAAAGGTTCTGTGATGGCTAATGAGTTGAGTGCTATCGAGCAATTAAAACTATGGTTGAAGTTAAAACAGAACTGGGCAGAACATTCTGTGTCTATTACGGTATATGTTAAAGACACTGAGTGGTTAGATGTAGGTGCCTGGGTATATAAGAACTTCGACCAAATAACAGGTGTGTCGTTCTTACCTTATACTGAGCACTCGTATCAGCAAGCTCCGTACCAGCCTGTTTCGGAAAAAGAATATAATGAATCACTCGCACAATTTCCATCGTCAATCAACTGGAATGAACTCTCGGTTTATGAGCAGGAAGACAATACTGAAGGGGCACAAACGCTTGCATGCACTGCAGGGGGTTGTGAAATCTAATGGAAAGTTACTCGCTGATGGCAGTAATGACTCTATTAGACCTCGCCCTTGGAAACGAAAGAGAAGAGTAAACGCTAGACTACGAGCCTTCAGATTACGTTGTGCTCGTAGGAAATTCAAACAGATAGGAATTAACTTAGAGGAATAATAAATGCCAACAATACCCTTACAAAATTTAGGTATAAAAGGCCTAAATACAGATGTACCTGCACAGGCATTATCTCCCGAAAACTTTTCAGATGGTCTCAATATGAGGCCCTCTGATGGTTCTTTACAGGGCGTATATAAGTTTCCTACTGCTTTTGATACTAATGTTACTGGTAGTAGTGCAAGAAATGTATTGGCTGCAACACA